CGCCCAATCTTCAGGCGTATCATGCGCTTTTAAATTTTTATTTCCAATGTCCCTTGCAAGCTGATGCTCGGCTTCATTGCGATAACGCCTTCCCTCAATTTTTGGTATATTGTCAGAAGCATCCTTAGCAATAGAAAGTGCTTGCTTAGGTTTGAGTGTTCGTAATTGATTACCTATCTTTAATCGTACATCTTCTAATTTTTCTGCAATAGGTTCAATAGGAACCGCCGCCTCTTCAGATTTTATAAATCCTTTCTTTTTTGCGTATTCAGTAATCGGTTCCGGTAATTTTTCTTTCTGCTGAACTGCTTCAGATGTAGGCCACGATACTTCTTTCTTGCCAGCCATTACATCTTGTTCATTAATAAATTGTCCTTTATAAGTCCACCCAGTTTCTTTTACATCATCAGCAGAGTATCCAACTTTTTTCGCTTCTTCTAAAGCATCAGGATGATGCTGCTGATTGCCAGCCTCAAAGACTTTATCATCTGACATCTTAACCGCTGGCCGACTTGTCTCTTTAAAATCTTTTGTAAACTCTTCTTCGCTAGTAGGAGGAGGCGCATTGCGTACATCACCTTCGCCCTTTTCGGCCCATCCCCACTCAAGTTTATTAGCTTCTTTATGAGCAGACTCATAGTCCATTCCTTTAGTGCGCATTAGGTGCTCTTCTGACGCTTCGTGTGCAGCCCATTTGGGTAGTTCTTCAGGCGGAACGTAATCCGCTACCCAGAGTTCATTATCTTTGGGGCCTTTGCCATTCTTGAAAAGTTCCTTCCACCAAGGAGCATTGCCACCACTAATAAAATCTTCTGCACCCTTTTTATCAACTAATGCCCTATTAACATCTATGGCATTAACGGCTATAACCTTCTTTCCATTTACATCGCCTAAATATTCACCCTTAACTTCCGGCTTATCTCCTTCTGCGGGATAGAGAACTTCTGTTTTTTCTCCAGTTGGAGGTTTTAGCTTTAATGCCTGAGACTTAATAGTATCAGTTAATTCCTTGGAAACATTCAGAGATTTTGATATATCTTCGGCCTTTTCAGAGGGAACCGTTGTAGTCTCTTGCGGAGCCTTCTGGGGTACAGGAACTTCTGCTGGCTGCTGGGCCTTATATTCAGCCGCCGCCTTCTGGAGAGCCACTGTGCGATTCTCAGCGTTATTCTTACCTTCTACCTTCAACTCCCAATCATCGGCTTGAGTACGAGATGGTTTAACCCCTCTTTCGGCTGCATCAACTATGGCCTTTTGGGTGTCAGTTAATTCCGGCTTTAGCTGACCAATCTTGCCCGCTCCTTCCGCTACGGCACCGGGTAAGGCTAGCGCGGCCATAGTTGGAATAGATTTTAAATATGTATTAGCTGCATTTTTTGCGATCTGTTTAAACTCCGGGGTTTTTCCTTGAGCGAAATCTTCGATAGCTTCATTAGTGGCCTCTGCTCCGGCTATAGCGGAAGGACCACGAACAAGCGCAGTCTTGGCGTATCGAGAAACAAAATTTTCAGCAAGCTCACTTCCGAGGGCCTCTTGCGTCATACCTTTAGGTAACATCTTCTCCGGCAACCCCCTGAAGATTGCTCCTGTAACAACCCCACTTAATGCTGCTGCTGCTTTAGCTGTATTGGGGGACACCCCTTTTTCTAATAAATCATCGTACGTTTTACCGGCAGCAGGAACACCAAAAGCTAACATTGGACCCATACCAATTGCTGCCTCCATTTGAGGAGCCGCCTGAGCCACTTCAACTCCTATTCTTCTGGGACTATACCAAGGAGCATCAGGATTTGTAAGCGGATCAGCCTTACTCCATGCAGCGTCTACATTCTTTTCAAACTTGCGCATATCTTCCGGCTCTTGAGCAACGCCTGTTTTTTCAGCAAATAATTCCGCAAAATCGGTAGCTGCGTTAAACATTCCTACAGCCATTGCTTTAGGGGCACCCATTTTTTGGGATGTTTTTTTGTGGCCGGCATATTCGTGAATAGCCTGAAGAAATTCCTCTCTATTTTCAGGAGGAACACCACCGGCAGCAGCCATAGAAAGAACTTTATTATACGGATAGTCAGTGAGTTTATCAGCCGCTTTATATGCCTGAGTATTATACTTTTCAGGATTAGCCAACTTCCTGAAAGGGAGAGATTGACTAGCTACATTTTCAAAGTCGTTAACCAAATGGTCAGGCGGTTGTTGGGGCGACCCCTGTTCTCCCGCTTTACTCCGTAACATCTGTAGCATTTCCATGCCGCCGCGATGCGAGGCTTCTTGTTCCGGGTTCACTTGAGGAAGCTGTTGATCTTGCAGGGCGGGAGCAGCCTGATCTGATCCGGCCCTCCTTTTCCACACTTCTTCAAATTGACTAATTAAATCCGTGGAATCATCCATTATTATTGATTCTCTTGAGGTTGCTCTGTTGATAATGCTTCAAGCAGTTGCTTATACGCCTGTAGTTCGTCTATCTGGCTGCGCCTCTGAGGAGGAGGATTAGACTCTGATGCAATTCGCCATCCACCAGTGAATCCCGTTGCGGGGTTCTCGCCTCCGGGATATTGAGGAGGCGTCTGAGGTGATGGTTGGTTAATCTGCTGCGGCTGTGGCTGTTGTTCTGGAGCAGGCTGTTCAGGCTGCTGTGGTTGCTGCATATTTTGGTAAGCATCCCACGCCTGCTTAGCGAAATTAGGATCATTTAATTTATGGGGATTATTAATTGCATCCTTCAATATATCTTGATATTGGTTACTTCGGGGTTGCTGTTGTTTGGGAATAGGTAGAGCAGGAGGCTTCCTGAGGCCCATCGTATTGTTCATAATTTCATCAATTTCATCTATAGACCGATGTTTAGACGGCAACGGAATACCATCACTATCCGTCAAGCCAGCATGTAAATTCTCCGAGGCTAATTGATGACGTTTTTCAATAAAATCTTTACTCTGTTCCTGATCCCTAATCTCCTGATTCTGTTTGAATTCCATTTGAGAACCGCTGTTAGTTTCATTCATCTTAGCTATTCTCTTTACGCTCCCATCGGCATCCCTTGTTTTATGAACACCATCCTCCGTCCATGTATCACCTATTTTTTGACCATCTTTATACGGCTGGAGTTTAGGAAGATAAGACGGAGTGATGGAAAGTTTTTTCTGCGCCCACGCCTGATGCCCGGCTGCCTTTTCTTCAGCACTAAAATTAGGATTGTTTTCTAATTCCTGATCGGCTTTTTCTCCAGCAGAAATTTCCTGCTTCTGTTTATTAGTATATCGCTTTTCAAATTGACCTGCATCAAATTGAGCTTTTTCTTGCACAGCTTTAACTTTTGGATCAACTTGTTGCTGGGGTTGCGGAGTTGGCAATGATTGTAAATACTGAGGAGTCGCTTCCGGCATACCGGCAGCCTTACGCATTGCAGCAACTCTAGCACGACCTTGTTCATCAGTTTTTTGATTTTGCGTATATCGTCCAGCCTGTATTCCTTGTACATTTTCTGGAGTAAGTTGACGCTGTAGATTTTCAGGATGAAATGATTGATTTATAATTTGATCGACTTCATCTGGAGTACGCATCCTCTTTTTGCCGGTATCGTTTCCTTTTTTATCAAGTTCAGGAACTTCCTGCGTATTCAAGCGCAGCCTTGCTTCGAGAATTTGATCCTCAATATGGCGTCGATTTTTTTCATCAGTCATTTTCTCGGCGGCCTTTTCGCGTGCTGATCTAACTACACCTTGAGCTACTTGGGATTTTAATGCAGCTTCTCGACGAGCATTCAGTTCTGTTTGAATACGTTGTGCATCGCGTCGAGCTTTTTCTTCTTCACGTTTAAAGATATTATTTTGCTGCTCTTCAAAACGCTTCTGTCGTTCTTCATCTTCTCGGCGCAGGCGAACTTCTCGGTCAATTGATGCTTTAGTATTAGTAAAAGATCGTCTTTTTGCCATGTTATATTCCTTATGAAACCGCCGTCGCCGTAGTTGGATTAAAAACAGCAGGCGTTGTAGAAGTCGTAGTTGAAGGCGTTACATTATATCCGGTCCCTGCCCCCTGAGTCATACCTCCTAGAGCCTGTCCAGCGGCAGCCGTTCCATAGGGACCAGCCCCGGCAGTCAGGGATTGAATAAGGGCTTGTATCGCACTTTGATTAGGAAGATTTTGCTGCATAATATTTCCGTATTGTCCTATTACACCCAATCTTTCTTGTGCCAATGTATCAGAAAGTGTACCAAGGGCAGCAGATTGCTGCCTCCCTGTTCCTTGTTGCAACGAAGCTCCAACAGTCGTATTCCCCATACCTAACTTAGCAAGATTCTGCATTTGCTGAGAACCTTGAGCAGCAAAGGTACTCATAATATCCGATCTTTGCTGACCACCTAACGTATTAACTATATTTTGCATTTCTTGGTAATGCTGGGAATTTATTGCTGTAGCGGCATTAAAGGCTGTATTATAACTATTTACTAAAGATTCAAGACCGCTGCGACCTGCTGCACCGGCAGCTTGTTGGGCTTGCATTGTTGCATAATATTTATTCCAATCCTCTTGAGTAGCAAGATTTTTGCTAGCCGCCTGAACGTCTGCTACATATTTTTGTGTCGTTGCCTCGGTACCAAATTTACCACCAAAGGGATCATAATTTTGTCCAGGCAATTCGCCATGTCCTTGTCCCATATTTATGTTCCTTTATTTAAAGTTCTGTGATTACTTGAGTTGTAGTATTGAATGATAGCCAACTTTCATCAAGGGTATCGGAAGTATAATCTCCAGAATATGTAAATTCTTTATTGTACTCATGTATAAGATTGTTTCCCGAATAAAATTTTGCATTACAAATAATATCCCACGAACCAGATAAAGGATTATCGGGATTATTTGTACTTATATCGCCCATTATAGATAAAATGTATACTTTACCTAAAACAGGATTAGTAATTGTAATTTTAGAGGAGCTACTATTAATTTCATTAGCAGTGTATTCGCTATTAGTTCCGTCATCCTCATAATCGTTATGCAAAGTCGCAGAATTCCAAACAGCATTAGTTGGCGGAAAGTCGTGTCCTGGCGTCCAATCGTATGAATACTGTCGGTTAAATCCACTATAACACCATCCAAAATCATCACCAATATAAATATCCATTTCAGCCGTACTATCCGACACCGAAAAACTTTCCGCATAAGGTGGATCAGTATCCATGTTCCACCCACTTAATTCATAAGAATAATTGATACTAACATTCTGTATAGTTAATGTAAAAACTATTTTATCAATTGTAGCAGGCGGTGGATGCGGTTTCCCCTTCACTAAAACCTCTGCCGTAACCATATAAGTAAAATCTTCAAATGGCGTAACTTGTGCTGTGACTTCAGCCATATAATCTGTTGTCGAAGCGGGAAAAGTAATATCATCGCTTGCTTCGTAAAAACCAGATTCGGTTAATTCTAAATCACTCATGGCGTTTGTGACCAAGTTACAGTAACGCTAGTGGGTTCACTTGTTACGTAAGGATTTCCGTCGCTTCCTAAGGTCGCTAATTGAGCCGTAAAAGTCGATGTATCTCCAGCATTAACTTGTGTTGGAGGATTTAAAAAATTTAACTCATATACTGATTCATATCCCGGTGGGTCCGGTCCTGGAAACTCCCAATTAGATTTCCATCCAGGAGGCTTTACTGGCACTATAACAGGTTCGGGTAATGCTACATAAGCTCCGGGCATTTATAGCTCCCCGTCTTTAGTCCAGTGAAATACTATATAATTACTTGCGGTAATCGCATTCCCCGCCGATGTAATTTTTATATCATAAATTGCAGTATCTCCAGGATTATTATCAGAAGCACCTGAAACATTTTTTCCTGTTGAATTATCATAAACAGCACCTAAAGTTCCGTCAGGAGTATAGAAAGTTACGGCTGGAATAGTGCGCATACGTTGATGCAATACTAATCCATTTATATCTCCACTTCCAGATTTTGCTATTCCCCACACCGTCGGCCAGAAATGCGCATTTACCCAAGTATTCGAACCGGGAGCTGTGCCAATTTCATAACTTTTTTCATAATATCGCTGGCAAAGCACAAGTTCTTCTCCATCTAATCGTAATTGATAATTAGTTCTTAATGCTGCGGATAAATATAAACCACAAGCCGTTATATCAAGCGTTACATTTTGCGCAGCCGTTCCTTCTGTCCAAATAAATACAATAAGATTATTATAATTTGCACTCCCTGTTCCGTTTACATTTAAGGTAGTCCAAACATTAGCGGTTGGAGTTACCGAAGAAACAGCTATTACGCCTAAATTTGAAGTTAAAAAAAAGTTACCCGCCGTATATGTTCCGCTGGTCCAATCGTTTACTACATCACTTGTTACGGAATCTCCGGTTCCTTCCCAACCTAAAATAGCTATTCTAATTGGTTGACTTGAGCTACATCTTATTTGTGTTTGAAAACTTAGTGTCTGACGTAAAGAAGTAGATTCTGTGCATGCAATAATTTGCAACAACCCCATCCGCTGCGCTGCCGCTTGATTTTGTTTTAATTGCCCGGCAAATCGACAATTACCCGGGCCTGTAATTCGTTGGATTTGTACCGATGCTGTTTGCGTTAAGATATTCCATCTATCTGGTCCATAATTATCATCGCTAATTGCAGTAAGGGTTCCCGACGAGGTTCTTTGAAAAACTGCAAATCCACCATTTATAATATAATTATAATTATCTACTCCTGCGTTAGTTACAGATAAAGTTGGAACAGATAAAGTGGTGCCGTCAAAAGTGCCGCCGGAATAATCTTGTAATGTAGAAGCTGATGCACTAACGGCAAGCCTTCCAGCAGTTAAACCACTAATCGGGGATACAATAGATAATTGATCTCCTGATTGGAGTTCTTCTGGCTGGCCATTCTGTAGTACAAGCGGAATTCTTACTGTCATTTGATTCTCATTATCCACACGACATTGTAATAGGGCGGCTTATTCTCGTGGGCGGTTCCACCGCCGGCACTTCCAGTTGCATCCGTTCCACTCGAACCTGTATTGATAGTTCCTGTTAGTGTTATTGGACCATACGCGCCAATCTGCGAACCTATGCCAGTACCTCCACTCACTACAGTATGTGTATGTGCTGGTCCAGTATGCGTATGCGCCGGCATTTCAGCCGTTGTTAAAGTATGTGTATCTTCACCACCTGTTCCGCCACTAGTTGAGTTGCCGCGTAAGAAATAGTTACTTCCATTTAAGTTTGGAAGTGTCTGCCCATTATAGACACTTGCGGCATCACTTAATACTGAACCATCGCATTCATGCCAACCTGCCGGTAAAGTTTGTGGTGTATTTGTATAAGTTTTAAGCCATGCTACAACGCTTCCGATTGGAGGTTGAGTTATAGTAGTGGCTGTTAAAGTAGTACCATCAAAAGTTAAATTAGCACTACCAACTATTAAACCAGAACCGTTGGCATAGGCCACTTGGTTGGCAGATAAACTAATCCCTCCTTGGCCTGCGGCAGCCGTACTGAGTTTAATAGGTTGCTTGATATTAATGTCAAGTTCTGTAGTCGATATGGCTTGTCCAACTTCTACAACATATCCAGTTGTCGGTGGTGTTAGTGTTATCTTTCCGGCAGTTGCCGCACTAAGATAATAAACAGAGCCGGTAGTCAATCCACCTGCACCTTCTTCTGTAACGGCATTCCATTGTGCAACAGTACCAACGATTACACCATCAGGTTGGCAAAATCCACTAGCGGCACCAGCAATATCTGCCATAACGAACGCCAACACCCGCGTAGTAGCTGCTGCATTTGCTCTTGCAGGCGCGACCTTATCAACATCAATATCATATACAGGTGTACAAATAACAATTGTAACACTTGCACTATTATTTGTAAGCAATGGTCGTGTTGATACAGGATATGTAGTCGCCATTATAGATTAAAAACTATACACTTTAAATTGGAATTATAAGAAGCCATAGCACTGTAAGCAGATTTTATTTGTGCTGGAGTTGTTGAAGCAGTTCCATCTGTAACAGCCGAAACTTCGATGGGAGTTTTCGTAGTTCCATCCGATGTAGTAACCTTCATGGTACCGGAATCATTAACAATTTTAGGCCCGCTATTTCCGCTATCAATCTGAAAACTAGTCGATGTAGTTCCGGTATCAGTATTCTGGGTGTGGGCCGCTACTGAAACCCATGCTGCACCATTATATTGATAGAAAGCTGCATCGGCGGTGCTCCACAACTCCATGCCGGCTACAGGATTATCAAATGACCATGTGCCAGGAGTACCAGCAACACTACACCAAGCAATTTTATCTTCTTGGCCTGTCCATTGTGCTCCAGTGGCAGTTGCTTTAACAAGGTATCTTTGCCCCTCAGTCGGACTTGAAGGTTGCGCATCCAATCGGCTTATTACTTGTTGTTGCCAAGGAAATGTACTAAGCTCGGCAACACGATATGTCGTTGTCATAATATTTCCTTTCTAAAAAACATTAGTTAAACATTTAAGATTTGAATTATAATGAAGTTCACGATTATATGCTTCATCCCAATGTGCTTCCTTGCTATTTACGATTGAAGTTGTATTATTCCAATTACCTATTGTCACTTGTGTTACACCATCAAGATTGGTATTTAAATCGGCTATGGCTCGACGAACCTCTTGTGGACTGTTAGTGTTGGGTGTACGAGGCAAGTCTATTCCCTTTCCTCAAGATATAAAGCAGCGCTATTTGTACTCATGGTATTCTCCTTCTGCCAGCCTCCTTCGTCACTGCCGTTATCTCTTCAACAGCCCATTTCTTGCCGCTTACTCCGGTTAACTTCAAGACAAAGGCTTGGCCGCGACACGCCGGATGAACAGAAGCATTCAAACCAGCAATCCAAGTTCCTGTATCACTTGCAGCAGCAGACCAAACTCCTTCAAATGTATCGGCACATTGAATAGCCCATGTTATATCCCCGCTATCGGAAGATAGAACCCCGTCCAACGAAAGCATGGTTCCTATTTGATATATTGTAGGTGCCGCCGTACTGGTTGATGATAATGCAATTGGGCCTAAGAAAGCATAACTCGTAAAATTAGCACCGCAATCAGTAAAGGCTAAATCACTATATCGTCTTAATTTACCATCGCGTCCACCTAAAATTACTCCAGATTGTTCAATTGCAAGTGATTGAACCGTACAGCTTGATGTTGGTTCGTGATCTGAATTCAAGGATACCGGCCAATATGTTTTAGTTGTCCAATCAAACCACCAATGCAATCTTGCATTAGAAGAAGTCGATGTAAGATAAATATGAATCCCTCGCCCTTGAACATCATATTCAATAGAGGGAATTACCATATCGGGATTGATATTTGTAAATTCTGCCGGTAAAGTATCGCGTGAAATAGAAACGGGATAAGCATCGCCTCCGGCATCAAGCGAATACAGTCCATCTAATGATAAGAAAATCATGCTTCCATCAGGACAAATACACCACGCATTAGCTCCAATAATGCCTACGGTGCGGCTTAGACTAATTAAAACCCCACCATTAGCAGGATCGCCAGTCATCCGCCACAACGAACTACGGCAGCCAATAACAAGATAGTCGTCACTATGGACCGCAAGTGCTGTTATGGGATCGCCGGGCATCCCGGCTGTGCTGGAGGTGCCTGCAACGGCCCTTTGAACATCCATAGCAATTGGCGCATAATCCCAGTCAGTTTCATTATTCTGCCGAGACATATACCATACATGGGGGGCAACTGCTGCCCCAGCCAACACAATCCTGCTACTAAAATATGCAATTAAGGGACATCCCGTGGGTACTTGACCAACTGTAGAAGTCCAGATTACTAAAGAATCGTCTGAGGGATCGTAAACTTTAGGAGCACGTTCAACTCGATATGAACAAGCCCCAGAGCCGGCAGTAGTGGCGAGTGTTAAACTGGCGTTTCCAGATGTGATGGTAAATTCATATGTACCGGCAATAGCCGTTCCTTGCGGCTCTGTAACTACGACCACCATATCATTTGGTAAAGCTCCGGCAGTTGTCCAATTCGATATACTAGTTGCCGTAAATATAGTATCGCTTATCGTACCATCAGTCCCCACGGCAACTGGCGTTCCGTAGTCTGCAATATATAACTGTTGACCGCTTTGTGTAGCATCAATTGCTACATCTGAATTGATGGTAAGAGTTTCGGTGACGTATTCAATCCAACCGTAGGGATGTTCTTTATACAAATAACCACCGGCAGAAGCAACTAACATAGACCGTAATGCGTTAGTAGTTCCTGTAGAATAATATTGAGCGCGATAAACATTAGTAAGACATAATCCACCGGCCACAGTACATTGCATTCCAAATCCAACTCGACACCCAACTCTATGACTTACGGCTTGAGAATAAATTTGTACTCCATTCCAATAGATTGTTACGTCAGTATTATCAACAAGTGCTGACAACAAAGCCGGTTGTGCCGTTAAATTATCTCCAGTAAATATAATCGGAGTTAATGTAGTGTTAGTGGGAGTTCCACCATCAACAACGCTAAAAGTCCCCGTGTATGCCATAGAATTAGCTGTCAATACTAATTCAATCATTACGCCATCGTTTTTAATGTTTGGGGTAGTATTATCCAAGAATAGATATATTCTATACTTCCCAGCAAATCCATCCATCGTAGGCGTAATCAGCATATCTACTGAATAGGCTTTAGAAGTATCAATTGGCAATAATTTGAGAACAGCTTCACCAAGAAATTGCGTAGTATCCACGCTCGCTAATGCTGTAGGAAGAATTTTAGGCATAGCAATAGCCACGCCGCCGTTTGTCCAAAGAGGTGCCGACCATGCAGATGACATGGCTGTTCCGTCAAATACGTCAGACCATGCCGTAAATCCATCCCCTAAAGCTAACGTCATGGGAGCCAACATCCGTACAGAACCAGCTAGAGCGTTGGTGTAGGCGTGTTCTAGTCCAGGCCGAGAGCCACCTCTAAGCCGTCCATCCAAGACGGACCTGGGACGGACATTAAGAAGGTCAGAAGATGTATAAGGAGCCTGTTGTCTGTAGGCGGCTTGACGGTTTAGACCTCCTAAAGGAAACTGCACATTGATCTGACGTTGTTTTTGCTTGGATATTGCCATCAAGCTAACCTATTTCTGTTTAGTGCGTTTCCAAATTTCTCTTCTAATCTCTCTTTGTAAAGCCATTTTTCCCGTAGGTAGATTCGTTTTTGGGGGCGCAGTTATGGCCTTTGCAACTTTGGGTAGATGTACTTCTACCTTCTTTGGCTTTTTTATATTCAGTTTAAACGCCTTTTTCTTTTTAGCCATTGTAAACTTTCAATCCCTTCTGTACAAACTCTTCGTAGAGTCCAAAAGTATCTTGATTAAGTTCCTTTTTCTCGTCCAGCTTCTTTAATGAGGCTACAATTAAATCCATAGCCTTTTCGCCAATTTGAATATCCTTCATCGGATCAGCCTCAGCTTCCCACTTAACCTGCTGTCCATCATTAGAAAGTTTGAGGGACTTTGTTTCTTCTTCGCTAAACGAAAGAGCCTCTCGCAGTTGTCTTACTATTTTGAGAGTAAGGAAATCACCCGTTGCAGGAAGAATACCAAGCAAAACAATACGATCTTTAACACAAAGTTTCATTTGAACCTCTCTTCAAAAAGTAAAAATAACCCAGCGGGGCCTTTGAAGGAATCCCGCTGGGAGTAAATCACAAATCATCACGGAATATATGTTCCAGCGAAGATGAAATGCACAACCCCATCAGGAGTTTTCACCGGAATAGCATGAGTTGAAGTTAGTGTCTTACCGGCAGCAGCTACGACAACCGTGCAGTTAGTAAAATCAATAACTTGAGTTCCGATAGAACCGATAGCAAGAGCAGTAGGCATGGTTCCACCCGTATTTTCAATTTTTATAGCGGCTGTAGCTGTCCCTGCGTCGCATTTAATATGCAAGATGTCAGGAACCGTAGTGCCTGCACCATTTTGACTAAACAGAACAACATCAGTAATACCTCCACCCGTATTGACGTTAGTTGCTTCCAATACTGCAACAGCATTAGGACCGGCAGGAGTAACTGTGCCGGTACCTTGTATCGAAAAGTAGCCAGCCAAGCATTCTCCCGTCGTAATCGTCACAGCACCGTCAATGGAAACTGACGCTTGCAGAATGGATGATTGATTGACATTATGGGCAATACTCTGCCGTAATTCAACGCAATTATGATTAGTAAGTGGAGTAGCCCCGCCAGTATCAACTCGCAATCGCATAGCAGCAATGTCGTATGCTGAACTTCCGGTATTCTTCAAATTGACTTGAATCGGAACCCAATGGTCGCCATTAAGCACCACATTCATCGGCGTAGACCAAGTACCGATTGCGATAAATGGATGGCTTCTACCACTGGCATAAAGTGGAGTCAGACCAGAAAAATCCAATACCCCATTTGCACTAGCAATAAGTGCTTTAGAAGCCGTAACAACCCCGGCAGTTGCCGTAAGCAAAACAGTATCCTCAGTCATAACCGCATCAAAATCACAAGCAGCTTCCGTACCTTCATTGACATAGAGGGATGTTCCGGCACCCCCATCGGTTGCCTGATAAAGGCAACCAGTTTCATAACCCGGCAATCCATCAGTAGGAATTGACGCAGTTAGGCCGCTGCTAAACAACCATCCTGATGTTAAGCGAACGGGTTTCATTTTCAACAGTGAATGAATTTTTGTGGCCATTGATGGCTTTCCTCATAGTAAAAGTAACGATATATAAAAACGCAAACAATAAACTATTCTAAAATTGTGACGATCTTATTTTAGTTCCATTTAATCGCAATTGTCCTGTAGTATAAAATTCACTTTCATCTTTTTCCTCATGGCAATATGTACATCTTTTGGTTAGCATTATATCCCCCTAATAGGTGTACACGATAAGACCGCCCTGTTGCCAAGTACCTTGTCCCCCATTTCCGATTGCATATATTGCCTTCCTGGCATCTGCCCCTTCGATTGCTACAGGACTTCCACCTGTAAATAACTGTACTCCTTTACCAGCTACGGCATCTTCTCCAAGTCCAAGGGCAACTTGAGTAGAGCTATCGATTGAATGTTGAATAAACAACGAATCCCTATAGGGATCGGCGGGCACAATAAGAGTGCTATTTCCGTCAGTAAGCGACCATGAGCCTTTTCTAGCCATTATATGTACCCCTAATAGGTAAAAGCAATTACTTCGCCAGTTTGGAAATAACCAGTTCCGGTTCCGCCACTTGCAAGGCCATAGATTGCCTTACGGGCTTCAGGACCATGAATAGTTAAGATAGAACCGCCAGTATAAAATTGTGCCCCTTGGCCAGCAACGGCGTCCTCTCCAAATCCAAGAGCAACCTGAACTCCTCCGGGTTGTGTAATCTCATATTGCAGAAACAAGTGATCCCGATAAGCGTTAGCGGGAACAATTATTGAACTTGTCCCCGTAGCTGTCCATGAACCGGCACGACCTGAAGTATTTGTTGCGTATGCCATTTGTTATCCTATTGCTTCGTAGTTAATGTAATAAGTTTCGTCACAGTCTTGAAAGTCAAGAGTAAATCCGTCATCATCCATTGAAACAAAATTTGCAGTTACGGGAGGGCTATCTCCATCGGCAACAGATATACGAATACAATGATCCGCTCCAATATCCTGAACTACTCCGTAGGACGCATACACTTGATTGCCGCTTTCGTCAGCGTGTCCAAGACTCGTGGAAACATTATCTTGTTTAGCAGCACAGGTAAAACGCAGTAATTTAGGCTTAAAACCCATACCACTTACCGAATAGTGTCCAGAATTATCGGGACTAGGACACGAAAATTGTCCAACCCTAACTTTGCTTACAACTAGCGGAATAATCGCCGGAATAATTGTCGGCACAACTAATGGTACAACTAACGGCGCAATTACTGGAGCGATATTCTCTGATACTGCTTGTACTATTCCACGCGAAGGCTGAGGCATTATTATCCTCCTGGAGCAGCTTGTTGTTGTTGTGGCTGAGGCGGAATTAATCCCGATCCCTGAGTCTGTTGTTGCAACTGTTTAGTTTGTGGATTTTGCAGAACTTTCTTTTGGTCTGGCGTAGGTTGATCTGCAATAGGCTGTGCCCCTAAGAGATGGGCTAAAGCTTGCATTGCAGGAGGTGTAAACCACGTCCTAACTTCATTTGCCTTGTGCATGGCAAGTTCTTGAGTTGTCAGTGGCTTGTTCACATTATCAAAGTATGCCCTTCTCTCTGCTAACTTCTTAGATATAAATTCGTCTACTCGTTTGCGTTCTGCTATTCTGGCTTCGTATTCTTCTTTTGTTTCTTGCATTATATTACCTGATTGTGGTACGTAATTGGGTATACCGTACCCGTATACCCACGCCTAAATTCAAGATCAATATTTTCTTTATGGCCCATAGCCCCAAAGTATCTTGCGCCATGTTTCATATCACGATTAATTGCATCAATAAGTAATGCCTTAAATTGTTCGGTATGTTGTCCAGGTGCATCATTGATACGGCTTTCCGCGATAGCCAAACATGATTCTAAATAAAGTTCCGAAAGATACATTCCGCCAAGGGGGTACGGATAAGTAGTTGTGAGTGGTCCATTATAAGCTTCATATTCGTAAGATAATTCATAATTTTGATCCGGGGTGGGAAAGAACATGATTTCCTGGCGTTGCCCGGTTTGTTTCTCAGGTGTCGTCAAACGCGGCTTGTAGCGAATTGCGGCGTGCGTAGGCGCGCCCGTGAAATCACTCCAAGTTCGCATCTGCATCAACTTACCAACGCTTACAAGCACAATAGAGGCGTAATATGTGGCCGGTGGGAAGTGGAGAGTTCCAATCAATCGTCCAAAATCATCCGGGAGGTCATAGTCGGCACTCATACTAAAGTAGTAGTTACAATTACCTACTCCGATGCTTTCCGCAAGAGTAACTGTGTTGCCGCTTACATTAGAAATTTCATAAGTACCATTGACAACCGTACCACTTAAATTGGTGATATTAACTACCATCCCGGAAGTAACACCTTTAGCAACCCAATCAGAGACACTCGTTGCTGTTAAGGCCGTTCCATTAACAGCGCCATCAGACCCGGCGATAGCGGCTGCGCCATAAATATTCATTGTAGTTGTAGGTCGTAACCAACTCCATTCATATCCTAAAGTCTGTGCTTCTACAGCAGGTGGATAATATACACGACGAATACCGCTCTGTACATTAGCATCTATTGTTGCTAATTGTACAGCAGTATAATCAGTCGTAAGTTTTCTTCCATATCCAAGGAAGAAGCCGACTTCAGCACAGAAATCAGGATAACCTAAACTTAAACCCGCTTCCATTATTTGTTTTCCTCTAAATATATTGCAGCCAATCGCAATTCTGAATCTTTATAACTCATAAAAATTTTAAAAATTGCTACAGCCTACCGAAGAGAGAAAGTAGGCTGTAGCTTGAACAACCCAGGTTGGTTATGATTACGCACACAAAGCTTGAGTAGCGCCAGTTTCCAAATAAGCTAAAACTTTCTGGAATGCGGCAGTACCCGCAATGGTCTGTAAAGCAAGGGCACTACCCTTACCAGAAGAAGAGTTGAGTTTGAATGTTCCAGCCCAACTACCAGTAGTTGCACTAGCGTCATAGCTACAAACAAGAGCAGTATTGGCGGCTAAAACCGTAGTGACATTATATGTCAATACATTGCATACGCTTCCAGGGCCGTAAATTTGTATAAGTTGTCCAGTGGGACTAGCGGCATAATCGGCGGCGGCTACACCGGCGAAGATTCCGCCAGAAGCACAAACTTTTACGCGGGTCCATCTGCGGGCATCGGCTACGGTTGCGGCACCAACGGGAGTAGCAACGTCAACCGAGTCGCGCTGCACTCCTTGTCCTTCTTTAATAGCATCCACGCCAATGTACCAAACCCATTCAGGAAATACAGGACCACATTTTAACGGAGAATTAATACTAAAATCAGGCATTAAATTAACCTTTCAAAAAACTTCCTACTAACTCCAGCCTTCCATGATAAAAAATCCATAACCCGGAGGGGCCGTTTAAGGAATCCCTCCGGGAGAAAATACTATTTATTACGCACCAGTAGTAAGCACACCCTGCCTACGCAAGTTAGTGCAAACCATCTGTAAAGTGCAATCGAGGTCCACGCGACGAACTAGATGCCGTCCGGGAACCATATACGGCTTGGTAAGTTGATTTTCCCAGCCTTCCAAAACACCGCAAGCCAACCATTTCCAATCCAGCATAAAAACTGGATTATTGGAATTTGATACCGTTGGATCAACAGAACCATTCCAAGTCGTGCCCACGGCACAAGCGCCATTTAAATATGGCACATAAGTAACCGGAGAACTCTGGAAACGAACCTTACCCTCGTAGCTATCAAGATCGCCACCAAGGCTCATATTTTGCTGTTCGAGTAATTCCTTCAGTAGAATATAAGTATTACGGTTAGTATAAATACCATTCTTCATGTTGCCTAGCTCAGGTGTTGAGTGAGTAACCGGAGAACGGAAATTAATATCCAAAGCCATATAACACATCTTACGTAGCAAATCTTCTTTGCTAACATCAGTATATTGTCCGGTCCAGTTTTGCCAACGCTTAGGATAGGTAGCGGCCAAGATACCAGCTTTCCCTGTGCCAGTAAATCCAACAGGATCGGGGCCATTGAATCCAGAAGTATTAGACTGGGTAACCCAATAACCAATACCATAAGGGGTTTTGGTGTCGGAGCTATCTGAGGGTTTGCCCCAGAGAACAGCCTCAAGATACTCATACAAGCTAACCATCATAGCGGTGTATCGGGTCTGAACCAAATCGACGATAGAAACTCCACCGCGCTGGAAATCTGGTTCCCGTTGATCGTATTCGTAGAACGCATTAATATGGCGAGGTTGGACTGTACCCTTAGCCATCGTATCGTTAATGGCACCGCCATCAGTTTCGTATAATCCAACAGCACGAGCACTATGATTGTGGTCTGTTTGGATTTCAAATTCCCACGGATTACCGCCCTCAAACTTACGCTGTCTATTTTTCCAGACCTCTCTCACAGCCACATGGTCAGATAGATCAGTCTGCAAATCCACAAATGCACCTCTTTTAACTAGCTCTTGCTGAGTCAAAAGAACTGCGTCATCAATATCAGAAAACTGTAAGGTCATAGTACATAAGCCTTTACGTCAAATCCTCAAGGTACTGAACAGCAGCTTGAAGGATATTTTTGTTATCATTTGCTAATCCAAGCATCATATTACATTTCTGGCAAAGCCAACCCCTGAAGGCTCCGGTCCTATGGTTATGATCGAGATGAAGTTTAGATTTGCACATAGTTTCCAGAATTCCACAGAGAGCGCACTTACCTGTAAATGTTGCTTCCAATTGTTCAGCGGTTAGAGTACAGGCCACATGGCATCGCGCATTCGCGGCAACCCTAGATTGTTGTAGAGCTTTTTTAAACCTATTCTCATTACGCCATCTTTTCAAATTTTCACCAACATGCCCGGAATTATTTTTGACCCAGTCACGAGCACGCCGATTAACAATCGCACGGTTGTCATCGCGGTATTTCGCATCGCGGATAGCACAACATTGTTTGCATTTATATTTCAGACCATCTTTATTTCTAAGACATTTCTGAAACTCGCCCTCCTCTTTACTCTCTCCACACTTACTACAAATTTTCATCTTTTACTTTTTTGCTTGAATAAACTCATTAACCCTATCTACTACTTCGTCAATCGGTTCTTTATGAGTTTTTAATTTTTGTCCACCTGGACGGTTAATATGTTGTTTCTCTCTCTTGCTTAAATCAGCAGATAACTTCTTTTCATAATTTTTCTGATATTCTTCAGCAAGAACCGTTTTCGCAGCCTGCTCAAAGATTTTTTCTCTTGTTGGCATCGACCGGCCAGAAGCTTTATAACCATTAGCTAAAATTGCCATGTAACTTGCAAGTTCATCGCGCTTTGCAAATTGAGGAGTAGATTTGTCTAAAATGCTGTATTTGCCTTTCCCGAGCACATCATTAAAATCTTCCCCAAGTTTTTCAACTTGCCCATCAAACCAATTTTCAACTTCTTGTGCAACACTTGCTTGGCTTGCTTGATTGGCTTGACTTCGGTATGATTGTAATTCCTGTATTGAATCATATTGTTGCTTAACAATTCCCTTTAGAGCATCAAATGCTTTAATTACTTCAGGTTCAAATTGCTCTGGATCAAGAGAAGGGAAATCAGCCAGCGGGTCTTTGGCAACCTTCTTCTCTGGCTCCGAAAGAGATTTAGCCGCAACAGCGCGGACCATATCTACAGCCCGCATAAGTAACTTATCAGAACCAAATTCTCGCGCTTCCTCAACCGTCAACCCGGCCCGAATTGCTTCAGTTAAAACGGCATTGCTAATCGAAGGTTGGCGGACGGATTCCAAGGCGGACTCCGATTCCGGCGCGGGTTGTTGTTCCTCTTCAGGTGCGAGTTCCGATTCCGGTTCGGGGACAACCTTCTCCACTGGTTTAGTTAAATTTATTATATCGGAATCAGGTTCTAAATTCTTTTTTTCATCTACACGAGATTCAATCGCTTCGTTAATTTCGGCAACAAAATCTTCGGAAACGGGCATTTTACTCTCCTCTAGTTAAAAGATAAATTGTCATGCAGACCTCTACACTTTAAAGCTCTCTCACGATGTTGTTTATCTCGATAGACTGGCCGACCTTCTCCTGTAACATCCGTAGGGACTCCGGCCTTTTGAAAATGGTCCCTCAAGTCCTGCGCTTGTGATGGGAGAACCGCACTTCCAAGACACTCTATTGGCCAACCACTACCTGCCTGCCGAGGAGCGTGTTCGGCCGTGAAGTCGCGTTCTGCCACAATACCAGTATCTAAAACAATCTTGCCAGGGGCTTCCCCCATCCTGAAGTATTTCTCAAATAACTCCCCGGCAGGGGATGAATAACAATAGAACGGCATAACTATAATTATACCATATTGTCATCAATCTTACAACACCCTTTTCGGGTGGTGTGATCCTATTGACCTAAAGAGCCTCCCGGATTCCCCCCCAACAAGAGTTGTTGCATATTAGCCGATGATCCTGCCGGTGTCGCCCCCGGTTGTGGTCCTCCTTGAGGGGGAGGCGGTTGTGTGGGCAAACCGCCCTGCGGTGTCGGCGGGTGAACCCCTGGCATCTGAGAAGGCTCAGCAAATTGAACAATGTCCTCAATTTCATGCGTATCAGAATATTTAGCAACAAGTTCTATGTATTTCTGCACATTAATAGTTCCACCATCTTGGGCAATTAATGCTGACGCCGGTAAGATGTCCTCTTTCCAGATGGTCCGTATTTTTTGTAATCGCGCTGCCGGAGAGTTATCCTGCAAAGAGTACACATCAATATCGAGGTCAAAGAGTTGGAAATCTTCCTTTTTCTTTTTACGATCCAGTTCGACAGTAAGTGAAAGGTCGCTTCCAGGAATTGGTTTTTCAATAGTTCTGCGTTTAATTGGATCATGCCACTCATAATAGGCAAGAGTCTTAAATATGCCTTCAATACAAGCAATGGTCTTATCGGCCATATCTCTCAATTGCGAATTAGACGCCTGACTTAAAATCTTTTCCTGACCAAGCGTTTGTGCCTGCGGGCTTAGCCCACCAAGGGTGTCGAGATTTCCAGCAAAGTAAGAGTAAAGATCGCGGGTCTGCATAAAGAAGGCAAGAGTTTTTGGATCAACACCACCAGCTTTCAATTCTTGAGGTTGCTGTCCAGCCCAGCGAATGCCGTCACCATCTTGTGCTCTTTTAAAATCCTCTACACTTTCTTCATTTCCTCCAGTAAATCCAAGCACGGTCTTTTGAGAATCAGCTTGATTTCCTAACTTTCGATAAAGAGAATTAGCAAGTTCATTAAGATCACGCCACAAGGATGTAGGCGCTAAGGGTAAAAGATTTCCAGGAACATCTGAATATCCTAATTTGTGGTACGGTCCATGATCTGGCCCTTCCCATTCAACTGCCTTTAATTGCTTCTTTCCCTTAGCTTCATAGGTTACTAAAAGTTTTTCTTTCGGTAGCCAAACATCTCGTAACCACTTCTTATCTTTATATACATCAGCGCTGGAGGAATTAACAATACCTTCCGCACGTTTTTCTCCTTGCAAACCAATTACTGAATAGTCATCAGCTTTTATATCTCTGCTGCCTTTAGGTAAGAAATCTGAGTCCATTAATTCTTCAAAATCAAGCCAATAATCGTTTCCTTCATAATCTATGAAATCAGGATGCTTAGCCGACATATCACAAAAGTAATCATCCATCGTTACTATATCAACAAACGACTCTCCATATTTATGTCCAAGCACCTCGCCAACTGTACATAAACCAACTTTAACAATGCCCATTGAAAATAAGGCTTCAGTTACAAGCCTTCGCAATGTCTCGGTCAATCCAATTTCATCAGGTATTTGATTAATAGCAATTTCAAAATTATAAGCAATGTGCTTGAGGTCTTTTCGTTTAGTAGTAAATAAAGCACGGGGACAATTCGCTGCAAGTTGACGGACATAAATATGAACCGCCAAAGCAAGAAAATTAACCGGCATCTTTTTACGAAAACCGCCGGTGGCATAATGAAAACCTACAAATTCCTTAATTGCTTTGACACGATTTTTGCGGGGCCCCTCTAGCTGTCGAGTGCTCCAATCCACGCTCTTTCTCAATTTTTCATACTGTTTCTCTGGCAATAAATCTGCCATTATAAACTCCTTTGTTTTTTATATTGTAATAATTTATTTATAATTTCTTCAGATATCCTATCTTTATTTTTTTCGTGCCAAGAATCCATGCTATTTCCAGCCTTCCTGCAATTCTAAATTAGGATTCTGTTTCTGTAAGTCTCGTTGTTTCATGCGCCAAGCAAGA